GTCTAAATTAAGACGGTTGCAAACGCTGGTGACCAGGCACCCGAAACCACTCCAGAGCCTGATCAGCCGAAGAAAAAGAAGGAAAAAGACTATGTGTTTGAAACCGTTGATTACCGGGACGGGGGCATCTGGATTTGGGGGACAAAGAACTGGATCTGTGTAGCTGAGAATTTCCAGATTTTCGTCAAGTACTGCACTGAGGACGAGGACGAGGAAAAGACCTGGATTCTGAAGGTAGTCGTACGCGGCCGCCAAGAGCCGATCTACGTGGAGATCACCCACGATGAGTTTTGTTCGGCTACCAAGCTCAAGAACAAAATGGCCAGCCACCGCCTGGCGCTCAAACTGACGGATACGTACCTGGGCGAACTATGGCAGCATCTGTTTAAGATGGATTTCCCGATGGCCGTGAAGGTTACCCGCCTGGGCTATCACCCGGAATCGGGCGTTTATTTCTTCGCCAATAAGGCGGCTAATGGCGAGGTACTGGAGCCAGACGAGTTTGGCATTGTCACGACGAAAAAAGCCGATCTGAAGCTGTGTCTGTCGATGCCGGTGGTAAAGAAGAAGCGTCAGCATCTGTTTACGCTGAAATCGGGCGAGATGACCTTCAATGACTGGTTTACCCATCTGGCCCAGGTTCACAAATACGACAACGCCATTATCCCCGCCTGTTTCTACCTGATGGCGTTGTTCCGTGATCTGGTGGTGAAACACACGTCGGCCAGCCCGATCCTGTTTCTGAAGGGTGGTGCCAGTTCAGGTAAAAGCTCCATCGTTCGTTCCCTATCCCGGCTTTTCAATCTACACGAGGCTGTGGCCAACCTCAAGAATAAGAATACCGAAGCAGGGCTGGTACGGGTCATGTCGCAGTATTCGAACGGCCTGATCTGGATGGATGAGCACCACAATGAATTTCCCTTCGAAGGGCTCCTGCAATCGGCTTATGATGATAATGGCTACATCAAAGCCGAAGAAAACAGCAACAGCGGCATTGACTCGGTTGATATCTTCAGCGCCCTGGCCCTCACCTCAAACTACATTCCTGAAAACCCCATCTTTTTTACTCGCTGCGTATTCATCCCGATTGTTGAGCAGCACAAGACGGATGATCAGGTAGAAGCCTACGCCCGGTTCCGGGATATTGAACAGGAGGGTTTGAGCTACATCACGCTGGAAATGCTGGCCCACCGGCCGCTGATCGAGACGGGACTAAAGCAGGCGTATGATGATCTGTATAATGGCCTTAAAGAAGCCGTTCGGCATGATAAGGTTGTCGAGCGCTTAATCTCGAACATGGCCAGGGTCTTATCAGTGGCTTACATTCTTCAGGTGTTTGGCAAGATCCAACTACACTTTGAAGTTGATGGCGATGATGACATACTGGAGCAGTTTGTTGAGATCGGCAGCAAGGCCATTCTGCGACAACACCAGGTACAATCGGAGAAAACAGCCCTGAGCGAGTTTTTCGAGCTGATGCAAAATCAGTATGAGCAGGGGGGCATTCAGGAAGACGTGCATTTCCGTCTGGATGGGGACCTGGTTCATCTGCGCTTTCCTTCGCTTTATACAATTTATGCCCAACGCTACCGGCAGGTATTTTGGAAGGCTCCAGCCGACCGCGATACGCTCAAAGCCGAAATGTTGGCCTTCGAATCGCCCAGCGACCCCGACAAGTTCTTCAAAAACATCCGCTTTATGCCTGGCGAATCTGACGATTCCAACGGCCATACGCGCTCGGTTTCCGGCTCTTGCGTGATGACTTACAGCAAGTTAGTGGATGCCTTTGGGATAGACTGGGCAGGCCGACGGATAGAAAGGGTAGAACGGTAAACTCAAAAAAAAAGAGGGATTTAGGTACCACGCTACCACAAGTGTAGTGAAGTAATTGAGTATCAGTAATAAGTCTGTAATAAAGCTGTGGTAAATGTGTGGTAAACCTGTGGTAGTGTGGTAACTGTAATATGGCCTACCACAAAAATATTACAGCAAGTGGATTTTAACTCGCTCAAAAACAGAGAATTAACTTTTTGTAGTGGTGTGGTAGAAATACAACCCTCTAAAATCCAGCAAAAACGATGGAAGCAACTGTGGTGCAAATCGAAAAAGTACAACGCTGGCGACCTGAAAACGATAAGGCCAAGCCCTTTCGCTGGTCCCGCTGGAGCGACGAAAACGGTATCCTTTGGATCGTCACGCTGACGTTTGGCTTTGATAAAAGGGGTATCGGTGGGGCGAATGTTGAACTGCTCAATGTGGATACCGAAACGACAGTTGATGTCACTCGTGCATGCTTCAACGAATGGGTCGAGAATGGTACCCTGAAGCGGGTAGACACCCCGATTTTATTATGAATTCAAGCAATTTTCAATTCAATAATCAATCAGACAATGGCACAAAATTTAGTTATCACCGGTAAGTTTTTAGGCGCAAAAGAAACGCAGTTGGTAGGCCAGAACAACTATGCAATACGTAGTTTTTATCTGGATTTGACCGATAATCCGGATTATCCGAACACCCCTGAATTTCAGCTGAAGGGGGATAAAGTTAACCTGGTCGATAATCTGCAAAAAGGGCAGACTATTCAGGTAAAATTCAACATCGATGGCCGGAAGTATGACAGTACCGACCGGGGCGGTAAGAAAGGGGTTATTACCAACCTGACCGCCTGGAAAATTGACGTAGTGCAAATGCAGTCGGCAGCGGTTACCCCCGCCCCAACTGCACCACGTCCGGCCCCGGCTCCGCAGATGGCTGGCCCAGGTCAATACAGTCAGCAGCCAGTAGCCGCCGGCTTTGACCATCAGGGAGGTGACGATGATCTGCCATTCTAGGTATGCCGATTGATCGAAAGAAGTATCACCCGAAATGGAGCCTGATCAGTCAGTTGATCAGGCTCCGTAGGGCCAACAACAATTGCGAAGTCTGCGGCCTGATGAACTACTCCGTGGGCTTTTGGGATAAGAAGAAATGGTATGACCCGCAACACAGTCAGTTTCCGGTCGACAACCTGACCACCTTCAAAGCCGCCAAAGCCTGGGCTACTGCCTACAATGACGAGATCGGGGAATTATATGACCCAAATACCCGAAAGGTCTGCGTTGTGATCCTGACTGTTTCGCATTTAGACCACGACGTAAAGAATAACCACTTCTGGAATTTGAAGGCCATGTGCCAGTGCTGCCACCTGAGCCACGACCGGAAGGACAACGCCCAGCGACGGAAGTACGGTAGAACAGGGCGGCATTACAACCAACTAAAAATAAGTCTATGAAAACGAAAGAGCGTAACGCAACCGTTCATTACCTGCTGACGCAGATGACGTTCATGCTACTGGCTAAATCGCCGGTTAAAGACGCAATGCGGGAGTCAGCCCAGCACCACGAGGGGAAACTGCGTACCATGTTGAATGATGAACAGTTAGCCCCTATTCTGGAGATGCGGAACGTAATCAACGAGCTGGCGGTAATGCTGTCAAACTGCGATAGTGTGGAGTCTATCCAACAGGCACATGGCTACATCAGGGCGTTGAATGAAGGTCAGGTGCTGCTGGTCAAACAGGATCAGCAAACCGGTACCGTAATGGGCTACGTGCCGAACACCTAAGGGTCCTCCAGACTGGGTCCTACTCGGTGATCTGGCGAACACCGAGCTTTGGATCATTATAAAAAAGCCCTCCGTTGGCAGCGGGGGGCTCTATTTGGGAAAACGGAAGGTTACTGATTGGCGCACTAATTTAAGTAATATTACACATCCTTCCTATGTTGAAAACACGTATACCGCTTAAGGAGTCACACGTTCGCCAGTTTGTTATTGCCCGCTACGGCGGTACCGACCCTGCTAGTAAGCAGGTCATTGAGTTAAGTAAGAAAACGATGCTCGGTACGATGACCGAACTGGCCTGCGAGAAGGTCGGGTTTCGCCACGTACTGCCCAAAGCCGAGCCGGTTGACGAGTCGGTTTGCATTATCCTGATTTACCCCAACTCGCTCAAGAATCACTTTGTGCATCCCGGCAAGCTGGACGCGTTCGCCAAGATGCTGCACTACCTCTTTAACCAGGCATTCCTGGAGGCCCTGGAAACGGCGGTCATGCTGGGTATCTCGGATTACGAAGCCGTTAATATGTTTATGGACCGCTACGGCATTACCGAAGATATGGTAGCGGCTGATACGCTCCGTAAGAAGTGGCGCGATCACCAGCGGGCAATGGTCAAAAAGGTTGATTCGATGCTGAAGGCGGCTTAGGGCCCGAAAAAAAAGTTGGTATACTTACTCGTGCGTTTTTAATAGTTCTCACCGATTTCTTGTAGTTACTCGTTCATTTCGTGAGTTGCTCACGTTAAAAAAGCCCGTTCCTAGCGCAGGAACGGGCTTTTTTCGTTCAAAACACCCTGTTTTTACGTCCTACCATTTCGGCCAAATTGCGGGGTTATTTGCCCCATGAACTCTGTAGACCGGACAGCTGAGATTCCTGCACTACCGAATCAGGCCGGTCTAGCAAACGTGCCTGGGCTTCGTCGGCTTTGGCTGATCGAAGTCCGGCACGTTTTGCGGTTCATTGACCCCCGTACCCAACCCAACGCCCTGGACGGGGGCTGGTATTTACCTGACAGTGGCTTGACCCTGACCGATAATGCCCTCATTCACGACTGGCGTTTTTCGGCTACGCGTGGCGGCTTCGAAGAAAAAGTGCTGAACTCGGTGCAGGGCATTCAGTACGGGCAGGCCATCAAACTCATTTTGCCGAACGACCACCCGCTGACCGCCCTGGCTATCGAGCGTATGGTTGGCCGGAAATGGCTGGCCATTTACACCGATGGTAACGGCCTGGTTCGCCTGGTGGGGACACCCGCCCAACCGCTCCGTCTGGAGCAAACCCACAACACGACCCCTAATCGCCGGGAGCTGACCTGGACGGGCAACACCCGCCAACCAGCCTACTACCTGCGCGAAACCGATACGACGCTGTTCCGCCTGCTGCTGGCGTATCAGTACGACTTTTCTCTATACTAAACTTTCGTATGTTTCCAGCTCTCTCAACGGCCTATAGTGCATATGCCGCGTTCGAGCGTGTCAGGCGGGATGCCTGTCCGCTCGCTTTTGTATTTTATTACAGCGATGGTGCCCCCTGTAATAATGTCTCTCAGCAGTCATTTAAACTGCTCTTTCAGAATCAGTCCGGTGATACCATCCTTACCAAAACTGGAATTTACACCCATCCGAACCGGCTGCTGATTACGCTCACCACTGAGGATAAAGCGTTACTGAAAGCCAGCGAGTATATCTATGCCTTATTTAACGAAACCAACCAGCGCACCGAAGTCGTTGGCTCGTTCGCCTGGCATAGAGGGCGTCCCTCGTCCGTGGGTGTGTTCACTCCAGCTGACCTGAAAGTGGTTTATAGTCTGGTCACTGGCGACGTAGCCGTAAACGGACTGATCTGGACCGGCAACAAGGGAGCCACCGGCTGGGCACCCGTTCTGGGCTTGGCCGTCGATGGGGAACGATTGGTACTGCAGGTAGTAGACTGGGTTGGTTATGGCGACGTGGCCAGTAAACCGGCGACCGGGGCTTACCTGGCACTGGGTGGCTTTACCTCGGAGATTGTTCGGGCGGTCAATGTGCGTGGTAGTCAGGGCGCAACTGGCGAAAAGGGTAGCCGTTGGGACTCTGGTACCGCAAACCCGGTCGATGGACAGAATGGGGCACCGTTGGATATGTACCTCAATTTGACCACTGGTGAGGTTTTCCAACAACTTGCCAGCGGGCGGTGGCTATCGAAAGGGGTTATTGTTCGGCCAAAGGGTGATAAAGGAGATCCCGGTACCAACGGAACGAATGGTACCAATGGTACCAATGGTGCTCAGGGCGTTCGTGGTTCGGTCTGGACAACAAGTGCCAGCAATCCCAGTGCGGGCGTAGGCCAACCTAAAGACATGCACCTCAATACGGCCACGATGGAGGTGTTTCAGATGAGTGATGCAGGCGTTTGGGGCAGCAACGGATTGATTAAGGGAACGAATGGCGCAGCTGCTTATACGCTTACCTCGGCAGCCTTCACGAATCCAGCTGTAGGCGAGACGGTGAATCTAACGGTTGGTAGTACCGCTTGGATGGCGCTCAATCTGATTGTGTATGTATTCAACGTGCAGACGGGTTCGCGGGTTGGGTACTATAAGGTTGCCAATATCAATTCGGCAACCAGCGTAACGCTCCAACTGACAGACTATGTAGCCGCTGCTGCTGGAGCGAATGCCGGGGCGTTGATCGTGCCTTCAGGCGAACGGGGTGCCGCTGGTGCCAATGGTACCAGTACGCCGACAGGTCCCGCCAGCGGGGTACTGTCAGGCAACTATCCAAGTCCCTCCATTGCTACCCAAGCCGCTATCGACATCGCTACGCGCCCGGAAGCCTACCAACGGTGGCACGACATATTTGCCTTCGGTCTTCATGCCGGTTGGCCCACGTTGGAGCGTAAAATAAGCGGAACCTGGACGGCCAATGCTCTGACGCTTGATGATAAGAAGCCGTTTGCGCAGAAGGAAACCGATGCCACCGACGCTGTACCGGGTGGTAACACAGCCTACACAGGGGTTAGATACACCTGGAACTCGGGCGCTCTGGGGTATTCTACCGTACTCTACATCGCCGTATCCTATGCCTACGTAGGGTTTGCCCATACATACAGTTTAACAGTCGAGTCGAGCACCGATGGAACAAACTGGACAAGTCGAGGTACCCATTCGACGGGCTCATCGGCAGAGACGTTCTTCATACCGATAACCAACTGGGGAGGTGATACACGCGTCAGAATAACAATCCTGTCGACGGGTGACGGGACAACCAATCAACTCCGTCTGGTGTCGCTTCAGGCACTGTCCACACGGAAGGGTGACCAGGGTGGCGGTATCGACTACGAAACACCGTTTTCCTGGGATGCGAACCGGAAGATAACTGTTTACGACCTCCGGATCGCCAAGACCGGAGCCACGAACGGGAAAGTCTTGACGGCGAGTGACAACGAAGGAAACGTGGAATGGCGCGATGCACCAGCTGGCACTGGTGGCACTGGTACACAGGGGCCAGCCGGGAAAGATGGCACCAACGGAACAAATGGCACCAACGGAGTTGACGGCAAAAGCGCCTACGCCACCACGTCGGGCAGTTACGTACAACCGGCTTATTATGTGCTGGGAAACGGGGCTCCAGCGGTTTCCGTAACCGTGAGCACAAATGTTTGGATGACTCCCGGCCAGATCGTCTATGGCTTCAACCTGTCAACCGGCTCTCCAGTAGGATACTATAGAGTGTCGGATAAGAGTGGCACAACGACGGTTAGCCTACTGGCCCTCGATTACCGGGCCGAAGGTGGTCAGGGCGTGTCACCTGGTGCCACGATCAACGGCAACGTCTACCTGGTACCAGCTGGTTTGAAAGGGCTGACTCCTACCTTTTCGCTGGGTACCGTAACGACCGGGGCGGCAGGCACTTCAGCCACGGTGACGATCGATAATACCAACGCCCCGGCCTATGTGCTGAATTTCACTATTCCTCGCGGGGCAACCGGAGCCGATGGAGCGAGCGGAGGAGCTTCGGGAAAAGGATTTACCAGCGACGCATACACGACAAGCGGGAAGTATATTACGCTGGAGCAAACCGGAGACGACGGCGGTGGGTCAAAAATGAGCTTAATCAACCGGGGCGGTCAGAACGGGCCGCTATTCGAGACCTCTGGCGGCAACGACCTAATTGATTTCGGCTTTAAAACTCCGACCGCAAAGAAAGGTAATATCCGTTATGAAGGCCGGGTGACTGACGGGGCCGATGGCAACGGTACCTGGAGTTTTTCGGCTGGGGGCAAAAGTTCAGGAGACCCCTCGTTGCAAATTTTTGGTAGTAAGGTAAAAGCGGCAGTACCATTCCACACGCCCAGTATTACGTTTTCTGACGGTACCAGCATGAGTACTGCCCCTGTGGCCGGTGGGGGCGGTGGTTCTTCGGTGGGTAGCTTCTTCGAAACGGTAACACCTACCACGGCGGCCCAACTCAATACGGCTATTGCCAACTGCACAAAGCCAATCTTGTATGTGATTGGCAGCGCCCTGACGATCAGTGAAATGATCGTGATCAACAACAAGAGCAACCTGCGCATCATGGCCCACAATATGGACTTGACGCTCAACTCGTGGAATAGTGGCGTTCAGGGAATCATGTTCGATTTGCAGGGCACCATCAAAAACGTGAAGATCGAAGGCTTTCGGCTCAACTGCCCACTGCCGAGCAGTTCGGGTGGTGGTGATGGTGGTGGGTACGGTATGATTATCGCCAGAGGGGCTATCGTCACGAGCATTGACGGCTTTACGATTGAAAACTGCCATTTCTCGTCGCCTGATCTGCACATGAACGCTATCAGCTTGATCTGCGTGGGCTGGGGTGGTACCAGTACCATTCAGAACGTGCTGGTCCGTAACTGTACGGCAGAGTCGGTAAAAAGGATGTTTTTCGAGTGTACCAATCAGCAGCCGGAGAGTGATGGGCAGTATAAAACAGATGGTACCATTCGCTACCGCAACATCACGGTCGATAACTGCTACGCCCGCAACCTGGGCGGGAAGGGAATCAATACGTCAGGTGGTATGATGGTTTCATTTGATGGTCCCGGCGATAATATTCTGGTAAAAAACAACAACGTAGTTAACCCTTACTTTGCGGCCTATGAAGCCGTTGGGGTGAACAACGTTCGTTTCCAGAATAATAACGCTGACTACGAGCCAGGCCACACCGCAAATTTTGTGGGGTACAGCTTCACGGATGGGCAGCATGGTAATCAGTTCGGGCCTACTCGGGTGAAAGTAGAGGGTGGCAAAGTGCGCTGTACTGGTCGTGGGTTCAACCTAACGAATGGCGGCTATCATAGCTTTGAGAACGTGGCCTTTGAGTCGAAGGATGGCAACACGATTGTAAACTCATCCTATAATGAGTTCAAAAACTGCCCGATTGTGGGTAAGGCAACTAATTCGTACCTGGTAGCTTTACAGCAGACGTCGCAGTACAATGAGTTTGCCCACTGCTACCTTGGCAACGAGCGTAGTAACGATAATTCGGGCGGGCGGTGTACGGTTGTTATGTTCGATGGTGCCTGCACCAATAACCGGTTTCTTTATATCGACCACTATCAGGAGAAGCGAACATCAAACAACGACTGGTACGAGCCGACAATTCTGGACTTCTCCAGCAACCGTTCCAGCAATGAGTTTCTTCACAATCGGACCAATAATCCGAGTATGAGCAACTAGAATAGGAAGTCCCGACTGCTTATTTACGTCCTACTATTCGGGATTCCAGCCCGTCATGTTTGTATCGTCACTCTTACAAGACGAGCCAACATGACGGGTCTTTCTTTTTCCGGACAATGGTACATCGAACCAGGTTACGCCCAGCGAATGGAGCAGATCATTCGCCCTCGCCTGGAAGCGGGGAAAGATGCCATTCCGGCCAATTTACGCGATACGTTTCAGATGGATGCCCGCCTGAGTCGCCAGGAACAGTACGTAGCCGACTATTTCCGGACGGAACAGGGCGTGGCCATTCTCCCAATTAACGGGGCCATGTCGCGTGAAGGGGGTATGTGCTCGTATGGCAACGAGCAGCTTTCCCGCTGGACGGACATTGTGAACCGGGATGAGCAAACCCGCGCCATCGTCTACAAGATCAACTCCCCCGGTGGTACCGTCGATTCGACCCGTGGGTTTGCCGATACGGTCCGCTCGGTGAGCAAACCAACCGTAGCGTGGACACCCTTTGCCGCCAGTGCGGCCTATTTCGTGGCCAGCCAGTGTACGGAAATCATGATTGAAGACCAGTTGGTCGGGGGCGTTGGCTCCATCGGCGTGCTGATGATCATGGTTAACCAGGCCGCTGCTCTGGAAAAGCAGGGCTTCAAAGTCGAGATTATCCGGGCCGAAGGGAGCCACGACAAAGCCCTGGTAAACGGTATCGAGGACATTTCGGACGATACGCGGGCCGAAATCCAGACGATGCTCAATGCCTGCCGGAATGAATTCGTGGGCTACGTGCGCCGGGGCCGGGCGGGCAAACTGACCAGTCAGGAAGTCTTTACCGGCAAGATGTATAATCCCGCCGACGCGATCCGGCTGGGCCTGGCCGACCGCAAGGGTACGCTCCAACAGGCCATTCAACGCGCAGTACAACTTTCTAAATAACCCCAATGATCAAACCAGCAAAAACCGTGGCGGCCGTACTGGCGGCCCTGTTTCCGAATAGCGAGAAGGCGATTTCGGAGAAATTGACCCAGGAGGAGTTCGACGCGTTTGCCGCCGACGCCCAGGAAACCCAGAACCGACTGGATGCCCAGGAGCAGGGCAACACCGCCATTACGGCTGATCTGGCAACGGCGAACGCCAGTCTGGAGCAGACCCAGGCAACCTTAACGCAGGCCCAGGCCGATCTGACCAAAGCCAACGCAGATCTGGCGACAGCCAACACGACTGTAGCGGAGCTAACCCCAAAGGCCACTGCCTGGGATGCACACCAGGCGGCACTGAAGGGTGCCAATGTCATCGACGACTCGACCAACAAAGGCAAGGGTAAACCCCAGTCCACCGGTCTATCTGAAAAGGATCAGGCGAGCCTGGAGGAAAAGCAACGCCTGGCGGCCAAGTATCCTGGCCTGATGGCAGACCTGGGCATTCCGGCGGCTACTGAGGAGTAACCCCCGCTCACCACAGAAGCGCAACCTAACGGACCATCATTCACATTTTCACTTTTAACCGTTTATCGTAGTGGCCACGTCTTCACTCGACCTTACCAAGTTAGCCGACAAGCTCAAGGAGAATATCGCTGACTATTCCAAAATTTTCCAGCTGAAGCAGTCGAACGGCTTCAACATCAAACAGGACCGCCTGTTTACCCCGTTCCAGATCCGGGACAAAGTGCCGCTGATCCGTTCGTCCAGCGACCCCATGCTGCAACCTGGTCGCAAGGGTGGCGATCCCAACTTTAAGGGTGGTGTTGCTTTGTCGAACCGCGAAGGTGGCTTGCTGCCATTCCAGGCTAACCTGAAACTAGACGAAAAGCAGTTGTACGCCTGGACAAAACAGTATCTGGCTCAGCGTAAATCGACTGATTCGAGCGATATCTATTCGTTTGAAGCCATGAACTGGTACATGGAGCAGGTCTTCAAACAGTGTGGCAAGGACGTAAACGGTGCTATCTACAAGGGTGTTCACAACGCTACGGGCAACAGCCACGTCAACCTGTTCGACGGTCTTGAACTGTTGTTTGACCAGGGCGTTGCCACCAGTGGCCCTGGTTTCGTAGGTGATATTCCAACCAGCAACGTCATTACGGCAGTAGCTACGATCAACGCTAGCAACGTCCTGAGCGAACTACAAAAGCTGGGGATGGCTTTCTTCATGGCCCTTGACGAGCCGCTACAGGAAGAAGGTATTCTGGTGCTTGATCCGATCCACATCGTCTACATTACGCAGGCCCTGGATGCTCAGCTGTCGAACAACTCACAGGTCGTTTACCGCGAGAACGGTGTACTGAAACTGGCGATGATGCCAAACGTAGTGATCGAGCCTCGCTCGTGGCTGAAAGGTACCGATAAGCAGTTGCTGACGGTAGCGGGCAACCTGGCGGTACTGGGACCTGAGGACACCACCGAAGACATTCCGGCAATTACGGTAGAGAAATCTGACCGGAACATCAAAATCTTCTTGGATGGTGAAATTGGCATCAACTACTGCGATGGCCGGATGCTGTTCATGAACGACAAATAGTAACCCCCGGTACGCCGGAGCGGCCCCTGCCTGATCGGGCGGGGGCATCGGTCAATTGACAGGAATGTTCGCTGGTTAAGTCTCACTATTCACTTTTTATTTTTCTACAACTCATGAAGAGTTTACGGGTTATCGGTTCGATTTTGTTTGGTCTGTTTCTGCTGGCCAGTGTTGTAGCGCCGGCGGAAGTGCAGGCAATGGTACCCCCATCGGCGCATGATTTTTTCTACGGGCCGGAAGGCGTAACGTTAGGCGCGACGGTGAGCCTGACCGGGATTAGCCGGAAGGCCCGTCAAAAATCCAACCTGGGTGGTATCATGAAGCTGGTGCTGTTTTCTGCATCGGACTTTACTGCCGATTGGCCACTGGCTTCAGACATTGTAGCGGGCGTATTGACCGCTGCTATCCCGATCAAGGCTGGCGTAACTGGCGCGGTGCTGGTATTCGACCTCAATACGTGCCAGGTCAAATCGACCCGTAAGGGCGATCTGGGCTATCAGAACGTAGACGTATCGGGTGTGGCCAAGTTTGCCGGTTATGAAGCCAGCCAGATTGCGGCTCTGGATAAGACCATCAACGAAGGTGGCGTAGCCATTGCTACCTATAAGGATGGTACGCGCAAGGTTGTTGGTACCAGCTACGAGCCACTGACGTTCGAGGACGAAACGGATTCGGGTACGAAGGCTGACGACAAATTGCAGATCGACCTGAAGTTTATGGGTAAGGGCTACGCCTTCCACCCGCCTGTTCTGGCCGACGCATTTGTGGTGCCGCTGCCGGTCTAGGGCTGCCTAACCGCTTCTATTCAATGGCCTCTCTCAACCTGAGAGGGGCTTTTTTTTTCTCACCAATGGCTACCAAACGCAAAATGAAATACCAGGTCAAGGCCGAATACGTCGGCAAGGTGAAGCTGGAGTCGGCTAAAAACACCATCGTACTGGACGAGCAGACGCCCCAGGCCATACTGGAGCAACTGTACGACACCGTACTGGGCAAAGGATTTATTGAACAGGTGCCCGTTAAAACGACGGCCGCACCACAAACGGTTTAACGATGGCAAAGCTAGATACCAAGAAAATTGAGAATGCCCTGAAGTCGTTGGAGAACGCGGCTAAAGGTGCCGTTCGGGCATTGAACGAAATGACCGACAATGAGTTTAAAGGCTCTAATCTGGAAATTGAGCCACTGGGCCACATCGGAATGATTGTCCGAGTACTCCAGAACGCCCAGCAGAAAGCTTCGGCAAACGCCCGGTTCGAAGGTAAAACGCCTGAAGAGATCAGCGAACTGCAGGAGCAGGAACGCCAGGAGGAGCTGGCCACTATTCAGCAGAAGTTTCAGGATCGGCTGGCCGCTCGTGCTGTTAAGCCCGAACCGGAACCTGAGCCAGAAACCGAAACGGGTGACGGGTCTGACGGTAATCCGGACGATTCGAATAAAGAGGAAACCCCGCAGTAATGCAGTAAAGAAAAAGCCCCACCGAACCAGGTGGGGCTTTTTCAATCATATAAGCCTTTTGATAAATACAGACAATGGGAATACCGACACCCGATACGTTTACGGACTTTCGTGCCCATCTTCACCGCGCGCAGATCGACGCGGCTTACCTAGCCTTGGTGCTGGAGCAATATCTGAATCTGCCCGATAACCTACCCCGATCTGACTGGCAGACCGACCCACTGGCCGAACATCAGGCTTGGGCCTTTCGGGAAGCCATCGATACGTTCCGGCAGATGATTATAGATAAGCCGGAGCAGGGCAATGGGGGAGATTCAAACGATAATTAATGACATGCCTGACCGTAGTACCTTAGTTAAAATTGTAGTAGCTCTTATTGTCATTCTGACAATACTTATTACAGTATGTGTAATAATTGTTTCAAAGCTGTACTTTGATTCTAGTAAAGGAAGTGTTGATATTTTGTCTGCACTAAGCTCCATTGCAACTATAGTGGGGACAATTTTTACTATAGCCGCTCTTTCAATTGCCTATTCAGCTTTCGAAAATCAAATTAGTTCGAATGAGTTCAGTATAAGTTCAACTACAGCTAATGCGTTGTTATCTAACATAAGTAGTGTTCGTAATGCGCTCAGCTTGGTTTACTATGAGAAAAATGACGGAACAGGTCAGCTAGAATACGGAGCAAGGGCAGCAAACATGTTTGTAGAGGACTTTCAAGTACCAGTGGGAGAAAGACCTGCTGATCATAATGAAGTGCTTAGGAGGCTTAATATTCCGGCTAAAGGATTGATATCGGAAGTTACAAACCAATTAGAAATAATATATAGTGTCATCGAGGACGTCGAGCAGCGTAAGAGAGACCTCCGACCAACCGATTTAAAGCAAGTCGACAATGCCTTAAGGGCTCTCATTAGTTACTACGTGAAAAACTTTGAGCTTATATTTTTCAAAACGAGGTCGGCTGTCAATAATCTTGATATGCAGATGAATGATTGGAGATTGGATATGATTGAGTTTATAGCAGATATATTGGAGAAACACTATGGACTGATTCAAAAGTTGGTCGATAAAAAATATCTTGCCTATGAATCCGTATTTAGAAATATGACTGCTATGCAGATGGCTGCACGAATGTCGACTGGGCATACGGTATTTATGTGGAGGATATCGCGTATACCAGATACTGTTCTTGTGAAGGCGATTTAGTTTAAAGACTTCGTCGTTTACATTTTACAATGTCCTTCCAAAACCGGCCCCGCGCCGGTTTTTTTGTGTCTATGGATATTCCGACACTGATACGCCAGCAGCAGTCGACGGTGAAGATGCTGGAGAAGCTGGTAGGGGCCAAACGGGCATCGGCCGAGGAGTTGGCGAAGGCCAGACGCCGGTTGGCCGATCTGGAGGACCAGCTCACGTTTAAACCCCTGCCGCAACTTGCTCAGGTGGTAGCCACACCCGCGCCGGTGGATCCAACTGGCCTCGCCCTAGGCGATGATGAGTACACCCGGCTCCAGGGCGAACTATCACGCGATCTGGATAAGCTGACGAAGAAGCAGGCCCAGATGAGCAATGAGCTACAGTTGGTACCCCGGCATCTGCCCTGCGCGGATAAGGTGCGTGCTATTCTGGCCCTGAAAGCGGAGATTGAAGCCCTGTGGGATAAAAAGCGCTACCTGGAGCGGAATCACCGGCTACCCCCCGACGTAACGCCAGAGACGAAACCGGACGCCCTGCCAACCTTACCCGGTAACGACGAAGCCCGTTACGAACTGGCTTACCAGAAACGACGCTTGCAGGACCAACGTAGTAAACTGAAACGAAAGCTGGACGATCCGAAGGCCCGCCCCAGCAAACGGCAGGAATGGGAGCAGGAACTGGCGCAGTGTGAGCTGAAGATTCATGAGGTTGAGTACAGACTGAGTTATTAGGAGGTTGTAGGATTATACTTATCTTACTGACGCTTTTGGAGCTAGCAATGATTGCTCTCCAAGCTAAGTATTCACTTTGCCCTTATTGAGGGGCTTAAGCCTCCTTTGCATTATGTACACAAACCATTTTTCTTTCCTCGAAACGGATCTCCTTCAAGACAACAGTGATTTTGATGAATTTAGGAATAATCTAGAAGACTTTGACACATTCTTGGCTAGTATACAAGGTACGATAAAACATATTACTCATACCATAACCGACGTCAAAGGCGGTAAAAGGCATTATTATACGCTGTTTATAGAGGAGAAAAAATAAACGTTGGTTATAAAGCAAACGCCCCCGAATAATTACGTTCGGGGGCGTTTGCTTTATAACCATTCGGAATACTCTGCAATCCAACCAAGTCTTATTTTGATATTTTCGAGTACCTCACTAGGTGCAGTGATTTCTGAGGACATATCTTTGAAGACAACAAGATCCCGGAAAGTCTCGAACTCAGGGTAGTTCAGTTCGGTTATGATAAACTTTTGGATTGCCATTGCTCTTGCGTGAAATTTGCTTAGGTATTCCCCTCGTATTTCACCCGCGTCGCTACGTCCCGTTCGTGCGTTAGCTCCTGGGACCTTTCCTCGATAATATGATTCTAAATTTTCTCGCTCCATAAAGTCTGAGACTTCTCTAATCAAAGAGTCAGCTGCTGCTTTATAGATAAGGCGGTTGCCTCGTTCTAGAGTAGTTAATTGTTTTTGCTGCGGTGCTGCGGCAGGTTGAACATCCCCAGGGCTATTGTTTTCTGGAAGCATAAATGTGGAATTGATTGTTAAAAACGAATAGTAGGCTCTATGCCTGATCTTATAACGATTTATCTCTATGATTAATCGCTTCAATAGGTGGGATTTTATTTAACGCAACTAGCCGAATAGTGTAACTTATATCATAGGTCGATCCAGTACACAGACTGCCCATTTTGTTATCTGCTTCAATTACTGCGAAATTGCAGGAATGTCCGTTTTAACATGAAAGGCCCTTCCGATCTGGAAGGGCCTTTTTATTGGAGGACTTTCACTTTTGCTTCAGCAGTGCTAAAGTATCAGTTTATAGGGTAAGTTTACAGCCTATCTGTCAACCTTAACACACTTATGAAGAAAGCTTTATTATGGATTGTGGGAATCATTGTTGGGGTAACTTTGGGCTTAGCGCTAATTGGCTATATAGCAGGGCCGCAGAAGAAAACCGTTAAAGAGGTGGCTCAGCCAAAGCCGCAAAATAACCTAGAAAGGCTAAATGCTATACTTGAAAGAAGTGATCTCTCATTATGTGAGGTTTATGACTGGATTGGAACGATGGAGAGTCAGACAAGGCAGGAAATTGAGTTGAAGAATCCAGCTATGAACGTAGCAGATCGAACTGAGTATATAGAAAAGCTTCGGGATTTGAAGTGGCTTGGGTACTGCGCACAGCATAATCTACCTGACTCTGTTCGGGCTGCTATAAACGGATATGGTTTGGAGCATTGTCAGGAATAAGAGGTAGGTATTCACGTGTGGGAGTGAATACCTACCTGGGTCAGAAACAGAAAAAGCCGCTCAATGAGCGGCTTTTTGCTTGTCTAGCCATTCTTTCACGGCAACCCGGATTAGCTCGCCAACGGGTACCTTCTCGTTCTCATTGACATCCTTCTCATACTTGATGCGTATCAGTTCCCGATATACATCGTCTGGTAAATCCACGCTAACCTTTCTCATTCCGCTTCGAATATGTCCTGTACAAAAGTAAGATAGGTGCGTATATGAAAGTATACTTTCGTAAATATTATTTGCTAAATAATATTTAATACTTATTATTGCATCAATAACAAACCGAAATCATCAAATGGAAAATCAAAGCGTGAACTCACTACACGATGCTTTTATGCAGTTAGTTGCTAAGCCTGATGAATTCATCATTGACTTTGACGAAGCATGGCAGTGGATTGGCTATTCTAGCAAGCACAAAGCCTTAGAAATGATGGAAAAAAACGGAGGAGTTTTCACCCGTAGGGGTGAAAACCTCCGGGGAAAAAGGGGGTAGGCCAGCCACTCATATTATGCTAACGGTGGATTGTTTTAAGGCATTCTGTATGCTAGCACAGACTGAACAGGGTAAACAAGTTCGTCGGTATTATATCCGGCTGGAGAAGGAATACTACGAAATGCGGACAAACACGGCGAAGCGGCTTGACCCAGTGGATGAACGGCGGCAGTTGTTAACTCAGATCAAAGAGGATGATCGGGAAGCCCGTCAGCTGGAGCTGGAGCTACAGGACGTTGATCTGTATCAGCAATACGTAACCGTTACGGAGCGGATTAATAAGAATAAAGCACGGCTGAAAGGCATCAATAGCTCCACCGTAAACCAACTCAATTTATTGGCTGAACGTACCGACGCGTAAACAGTCACAATCAGCTTTTCCATCAATAAAAAAAGACCCAGCTGTTAGAGCAGCTGGGCCAAGAGTCAAACCGAAGTTCAACCCCCTTACAGAGAGAAGCAAAGTTATGCAAACCAAACCAGAACACCTATTTGTTAAAAACCCCCTGTCGGGCAAGCTCGTCAATATACTGCCCCTGTTCGAACTCATGAGCCAGGACGAGCTGAACGACGGCCCCGTTAGCGTTATTGAGAAGATTCAGGAGGTGCATGATTACCTGAGCACCAACGTACCCAAATCGGTCGGCTGTCAGGTAGCGGCCGAAGACTGGGCTGGAGCCAACTACTGGCTGGTGCTGATCCGGAAGACGTTTGAGCGTATGACGCAGGTACCGGCTTAATAGCGAGAATTCTCGCTTTTTAGGTTGCCTATAGGGTGTAGAAAAAACCGGAATTCCGGTTTTTTGCGTTTGGGGCCAAACGAGTGAAGCCCGCAGTGGGACCTGCGGGCTTCTGTCAAAAAACCAGGAATGTTCAGTAACCAATAATCTGACGGGGTAAAGGTAGGGGATAACAAGTCAAATGGCCTATTAAAAATCTTCTAGAATCTGATCATACGTTATGATTCTGCCAATTAACCGGTTTCTATCTTGATCTGAATATTTTTCAATAGAACTTAATCTTTTTATCAACTCGTCGACAGAAGAATCCTCACGTACTATAATATACTTAATATCATTAGCATTGAAAGACAGCATATGGTGCCTCTCAATAATAACTTTGTAGTGAGTCTTCTTAGCTTCATAATCTTTGTCTTTCGCAAATATTGGAGATACGTTAATAGCTGGATTATCTGTAAGAGAAGGTACGTATCTCCATTCTCTTTCGTCATAATATCTATATTGATTCAGAGCGTTTTTGTAGGGCTTGTAGTATTGCTGTGCTAAACGACTAGCATCAAAAGCCCTATTAGAGTAATCATAGGTAGCAACAGTCATTCTCTCCCTGAATGAAACTTTTTTATGGAGCTTCTCAGCGCCATACTTTTTTATAAGCTTTTCCATTTCTGCATCGTAGTGCTGTTTGATACGATATAAACGGTCTGTCACGTCTAGCATCCCACGTAAGACATGTGACTCTTCTGTAAAATAAGTGACAGGATTTAGCTTTTGGGCTATCCCCCAATCCTTACTCATCCCTAGTCCATATTTGCCGTATCCTTCTTCTTCGCTCAAGCCCATATGTTTGTCTAGAGCCGATAAAGGCAGATCGCAAAAGCAGACCATTGGTATTTCATGTTCTGCTATCGAATTTTTTATCACATCCCCAAATTCTTTGGAGTAAGAAGGTCGAAATCCCGTCTCGAGGATACTGAATAGCGCATTACTTGTTCTCGTGAAATGAAATAAGGTATTGGCACTAATGATTGACATGGCTTATTTATATGAGCTGATAGATAGACTTATATATTCCCTTCTGTTTCCTCTCTAATGAAAAGTTTTCGTCTTAGTTCATTTATGACCTCTTCAGGAAATTTGCCTGTTCTTTCATTGATCTGGCGTAAGCCATTAATGAAAAAATCTATTTCGTTCACTGTTGGTAGAATAATAAAACTTATATCATCAGGAGAGAATTCAAGTCTATGTTCACTTAATTTTAAGTTTATTTCTTCCTTTTCCGCACTACTCAAAATGCTGTGAATCGGCGGCATTACGTTGACTGATTCGACCGGTGAATACCTCCATTCCTTCTCATTATAGTATGAGTAATTGGGGTACTTGCCTTTGTATAACCCTTTACAGGTGAATGGCTTTAGGTAACATTGTATCGTATTTTTTAGTGAATACATATGTTCGCTGAAAAAACCTAACATACCAATCAGTTCATATACTAATTCGTTTTGTTTTAAAAATTCAGTGTCGTTATATATAGGTTCAATCTTGCTAGCGACGATTGAAGACATAAAGTCAAAGCCAAACAGAGACCCTATAACGTTAGAGTAAAAATGTGATCTGTTATTTACATACATGACTGGATTTAAACCCTTCTTAATCCCCCATTCTTTCTTCATACCAATGCCGTAACTGCTGTATACATCCATATGAAAACTCAAGGAAGACATTGGAATATCGCAGAAACATACCATTGGAACATACAAAATTCTCATATCCTTATCCTCAATAGGTTTTCCATTTTCGCGAATAGTTACGTTTTCACTAAAGAAACCACTGTCTACTTGAGGGTCAAATTCTTCTAAGAGTCTTGGGGTAAAGCCTTTTTCGAATTTTTCTAAGAAATACTCCTTAGGCGTAAAATGGAAAAGAGTATTTGCACTGAGGTTGATCATGGGTATATGGATGTTATGATGTGTTGATACCAAATGTAGTCATAATGAGAAGTCCTACTGTGCTTAAAAGCTACTTGGTAATCTTGCCAGGTAGCTTTTTTCGTATCCCATGTTTCCCGACGATTCTTCCAACTTACCAGCCAAAACCTACGAGCAAAAGACGGCCGAAAAGCTCGATAAGTTTATATCCCACTTGCTCCATAATGCCCCGCTCAAGGCAACAGAGCAGGCTATGCTGGAGAAGTACCGCAAATGCTTTGCCTGGCGTAGTAAGCTGTTTTCGCCCCAGCAGTGCGTCAATATGCTGATGCAGGAATACAGTATCAAGTATTCCCAGGCGTATCAGATCATGTCCGAATCAACCAAACTGTACGGCAAGGTCGAAGACATCGATAAAGCAGGTACCACCAAAATTCTGATCGAAACGCTGTACGTGGCCATGAGCATTGCCGTGAAGGATCGGGATGCGAACGCCATCATTGCCGCTACTCGTGAGATTGCCAGCCTGGCTAAACTTAAAGATGATCAGCTGCCCGTTTCGGTCGATGAGCTGATGTCTCCCCGCTCCGTCAAGTACGTACAGAACAACGTCACGGTTAATAACTACCAACCAGGTACGGAGGGCCAGGGCGATGAGTAAGGAAGCAGTTATTAAGCTGAACGGTAAGCAGCTCCAGTTTCACCAAACCGTCACCAATAACCAGGCTGACCGGTTCAAAGACGGTGAAGCCTACCAGGGAGGTTTTCGGGCTACGTTTCAGGGAGGTAGGGGTTCTGGCAAAAGCCGAACCCTTATTCATCTACTGGCCGAATCTGCTTTTCAACTCCCCAGGGCGAAAGCGGGGCTGGCGGGGTTGACGTTTCGGCAGGTGCAGGACATCATTTTGTCGCAGTCGAGTGACGTCTTCGAAGAGCATGGCCTGCACGAATACAACAGCAAAACGGGCTTTGGTCATTACGTTATCAACCGACGCCCACCGGAGCACTGGAAATCGGCCTGGAACACGATTCGGACGTATGATAATAGCCTGGTGTTTGCCAATGGCTACACGGTGCAGTTCGTCAGTGCTGATCGGCCCGAAACGATTCGAGGTGCCAACTTTGATCAGCTGTATATTGATGAATCGGCTACGATCAAGGAGGATTTTTATAATAAGGTGCTGCGGCCAGCTGTGCGGGCCAACAAGCTCAAATACCGTGATCCCAGAAAAGGCCGGAAGGGATTTAACCACCCCCTACACTGGCTGATCACGGATTATACGTCGGTACCGTGGACGCCCCAGGGCAATTGGGTATTTAAGACGGAGGAGCTACAGAAGACAATACCAAACCGGTATTATTTTCAACAGGCCACGGCCTACGATAACCTGGCATTTCTACCAGGCTCGTTTATTGATGATCAGCGGGAAGCCTGTGGTGACGAGCTAACCTTTAACATGGAGATCCTGAATCAGCGGCTTACCCTGGTCGGGAAGGGATTCTACCACAGTCTGGACACGGCCCGCCATACGTACCCCGAAGCCCTGAGCTATCAGTACGATGATCAGAAGCGGCTCTATGTCCACCGACGCACTGACTACGATCCGAACCAACCCCTTGATTCAAGCTGGGATTTCAATGCGGCTTTTACCTCCATGCTTGTGGCTCAGGATGCCCGTTCGGAGTATCGCTTTATTGATGCGATGTGGGTTAAGACCGCTAAGGCCGTGTCGATGGTGGAGCAACTGGCGGCTGATTTCGCGGAGAAATACAAGGACCACCGTAAGAAAGTACTGAATGTGTACGGTGACAATGGCGCTAAGAAGGGCGACGCTGGACGTAACAAGACTTACTTCCAACAGATCAAGGATGTATTGACCAAAGCAGGTTGGACCATCATTGATAAGGTTCAGGCATCGTATCCAGCCTATAGCATTCGTTACCGTGTTATCAATGCTCTGCTTCAAGAGACAAACGTTCGCTTGCCTAAGATCAGAATCAGTGAGACACTGAAAGCCTTGCTTATCTCCCTTCAGAGCGCGCCTGTCGATGGCACAACCTTCGAGAAGATCAAGAAGAGTGAACAAGATAAGACCTTGCCCCAGGAATGGGCAACGCACTTGAGCGACTGTTTTGACTACATATTGTTCAAGAAGTTTGCCGCTCACGTTGCTAGCTCAGGCGTGCGCACTGGCGGCATCGTCATTCGATAGCCAATTATGTTTTGATCGCGCGCTCGTCCGCACCGTCGTCGATGCGGACGAGCGCGCGTCGTTTTGGGTCGGAACGCCCCCAGAAAGGGCCGGCATATAATCACAAAATGGATTTTGGCGACCGCCATTTCGCTAGAGCGTGGGCGGTCAATCGTGTGTCCACCGGAATTTTACCCCCTCCGTTTTGGCCTAGTGTGCTGATTGCCAAATCAGACCGCTGCCAACAGACCGGAAAAACCCGAAAACCGGCCCCGGAAAACTTCTGTCCTACCAACCCGCCCGCCTGAAAGCGAACATTGTCCCATCAATTCAGGGCAAAACGCATGGCAATCTATATCTCTCAGGTCATTCAGCAGTACCACGAATCGGGCATGACTACCCAGTCAAGAAGCCATTCGGTTGGCTACCGGAAAGTGGACGGCACCTGGGGGGAAAAGCAGGGCGTTCGGCGTCGGGCCGGTGCGGTTGCCCTGGCTCCGAAAAAAGACCTGGCCAGCATCAGGCACGAAACGAAGGACGCCGGAAACCTCTACCTGGTAGACGCATCCGGCCATCAATTCGAATTGAAAATCTGCCTGCTGGTCGAGTGGAATGGTCACACAATCAACCATAGCTTCTAATGGGAACGGATTTTAGCCGCGCTTTCCCGATGCGCACCCGCGATACGCCGTCAGCGGCTATCGAATTCTTGGATAAAAACCAGGATGTCAACTCAGCAAAGGGCACTGTCAAGCGTACCGTACAGGGCACGCAGTACAAAATTTACCCCTGGGGCACCAATAACCTGCTGATTGATGAGATGACCAGGCTTTATCAGTCAAATGGCGACGTCATGAACCTGGTGCAGACCCGCGCCGATTTCCTGTTTGGTGCGGGCTGTGGCTGGTTTAAGCATATCCCTGACGGGAAAACAATCGTCCTGGAACCCTACTCGGACGCCAAGACCAAGACGTTTGGCGAACGCAATGACCTCCAGGAGCTGGTCAATACGCAGGTTACCTACCTGGTCGAAACTGGCAACGCCTTCGTCAATCAGAGCCGGGAGGGTGGTGACCTGGTGCTGTCCATTCGGGATAGTCTGACCGCCCGCGCGGTCGTGGCCGAAAAAGGTTACGTCGATACGTGGTTGCTGGCTCCCGACTGGGCGACGGCGAAGGGGAAGGAGATCGTACCGGTGCCGACACTGACCGCCGAAACGACCACTGCACCCGAAACGCTGTATCAAATCAAGAAACGGCAGTCAGGGCAGTTCTATTACGGCTATCCGGTCTGGTGGGCGTCGGCCGAATGGATTCGCCTGGCCAACCGCATCCCCGGCTTTCATAATAACGGCCTCGATACCGAGTACAACGCCAACCGGATTTGTCGCGTGGCCACTGAGTTCATCAAAAAATTCGGGGGAGACACCGAAGAATCGCAGAACAAGTTCCGGGATAAGTTCTACGCTGATGTTGACGACCTGCTGTTCAACGGACAGGGCAAACGTCGGGTCATTTTCGACGAATGCGAGATTGGTCAGCAGGGCAAAATGACGCCCTACATTGAGTTCGAGGACATTAAGACCCAGCTGACCAGCAAGGAGTACACCGAACTCTACCAGATGGCCATTACCGCCTTTGCTAACGCCAGCGGCATCCTGAGCAGCCTGGCGGGTGTGTCCGATGGGAAAATTGTGGGTGGTTCCGGCTCCGAGCTACGCGTATCTGCCGAATACCAGCAATTCTACCGTACCCCCCGCGAACGGCAGGCCATTGAGAGCTACTGGAACCGGTGGGTGAAGGCCGAACTGAAGCTTCCGGAAAATGTCTATTTCGGCTTCAACAACATTCTGCTGGAAACGCTCGACAAGGATAAATCCGGATCGAGCAAGAAGAACACCGGCAGCGGAGCCGGGGCCAGCGACGCAAAACAGGATTCCTCTAAAACCACCGGCAAATGATCATCAACACCATTGAGGGCTTAAAGCACTACCTGGGGCGGGCTATCAATTCCGCTACCACCCTGGCCTTTATCCAGCCCTACATTCAGCAGGCGCAGGACGAATTTATTCTACCGGCCATTGGTCCCGACATGCTGACTGAACTAGACACGCAGTTCAACAGCACCACCCCCAACACCCTGACGCCCGTCAATAAAGGACTATTGACAATGGTTCAGAAGGCACTGGCCTGGTACACCTACCAAAAATACCAGCCCTTCAGCCTGGGTACCGATGGCGATAACGGAATGCAGGAACAGGGTACTGACAACACGAAGTCCGTTCGCATGGGTGTGGTTGATCTGCGTCGACGCGAAACGATGGAGAATGCCGCCAAAGCCCTCGAAGCGGTGCTAATGCATCTGTATACGTTTCCGAACCTGTATCCTACCTGGTACAATTCGCTGACCTACACCACCACCCGCAGCATGTTCATTGCCAACGGGACCGAGTTAGGCAAAGCGGTACCACAGACGGGTGGTAGCTACCGGTTGTTCGTTACGCTGAAGCCCTACCTGAGCCGGATCGAACGGAACAGTATTCAGCCGATTCTGGGTCAGGCCCTGTTCACGGCGCTCAAAACGGCGCTGGTTGGTACCCCGCCGATCAGCGGAGATATGCACCTGCTGCTGGAGCGGGTACGGGATGCCACGGCGGCCCGCGCCTACGCCGAAGCCCTCTATAATCTGAACGTGGTGCAGATGCCGGGTGGCCAACTGCGGATGCTGTCGGATTTCGACGGTATCTACAACCAGAAGGCCCTGACCGGTCACGAACTGGACAACGCCCAACGCAAGGCTGACGGTGCCGCTGATGCCAGTCTGAACGCCCTCAAAGAGTTTCTGACCACCTACGCCGATAACTACCCGCTGTACAAAAACAGCGATCGGTTTACGGCCCCTGGTCCCAATCCTTTCCCCGACAATAAACAGTACAACGGCGTCTTTCGGATGCGCTAACCCCCGCTAGATTTTATGAAAACCAACGATTCTAACAACACGAAAAAGATGGTAGCCCGTCAAGAACCACCCCAAAACACGTTTAAGGTCACCCGGAACGAGGAGCCTCAGGACAGCGAAGCTGACAAACTCAGTCAGGAAGTCGTAGATGAAGAAACTGAACTGAACGCCGTACTGGAGGGCATTGCCCAGCGTAAACAGGAGCTTGCCGACAAAAAGGCTAAGGCAGAAGAATTAGTCCGTCAGGAGAAGCTGGAAGAACGGGCGACCCTGCTAGAAGATGCAGCGGATTGGCGCGAAATGGCGCGCACGTCTACTGATTTGGAGAAGGGCAAGGAGTTGCACCGTCTAGCGAAAGACGCCGAACGGAAAGCGGCTCAGCTAGGGGTTGAGTTGAACCTGAACGAGCCAATGCCCGTAGC